TCAATATCCCTGTCGTTGTGAAATACTTGAATACCCACTCGAAAGTGGAATATATGTCTGTGAGGCCAGCCTAAAAAGCTTACATCATATTCGTCATTTGTTTTCAAATTAGGGTTATTCAATGCTTGTGGATAACAATGAATACCTTCTTTTTGAAAAGTAACCCATACCATGCGCTTAGCTGTTTTTCTAATTTTGCTACGTTCTTCTTGCAAAGCCATTTCTCGCTGTTCAATCATCTATCATCACCATAATCAAGACGTTCATGTGTTTCTTCCCATTCTATTCGGCGAAGTCTTGACAGTTCACGTTGATGTTCAGCCAAATCACTATAATGCTTTTTAAGTGTTTCTGGATTATAGTTCTCATCTTTCTTTGCTAATTGTATCAACTTACTGATACGATTGATACTTTCTTGGACAAACTTGATTTGTTGTTTCATTTGTTTTACCCTATACCAAAAATGTCGTTTAATACATTTGTGTCTGCTGGTTTCTTTTCTTTCTTGATCTTTTCTAATTTAGGATCTTTATAAAAATCACCTTCAAAGTTTTGTGCTACGCTAGTAATTGTGTTTACTGTTTTCTTACCTGAGAAGCCTTGACTACCTGATTGCATTTGCATCCAAAATCTGTTGTGCTCTTCAATCAAGTCTAAACTTTTTTGTCTGTCTTTAACACTAAAGATTTCATCAACGATATCTCCAAAGTGTTTAGATTCAAACTTGCTCATGATCATTTTTGGCATGATACCCTGTTCATACTTACGATTAGCTTCTTGAACAGCATATATGTGCTGATAAACGTTATGGGCTTGTATCAGTGTATAGCTTAAAGTATCCCAACTTGTTTTAGTTTCTTTACCGTGTTGACCCAAGAAACCATGACCTCTGTAGCACAAGTCTTTGATAAGCATCTTATCAGTTATAGGAGAATCATTAAAGATTTTATGGATACCATCAGCAAGTACTGCGTCCCTAAAATTTCTGTTGTCGTTAGCATAGTTTTTGTTTTCAGCAGTTTTTTCCATTGAATAGGACCATTTCTTGTCGTGTTCAATAAAAGTATTGTAGTATACCAAGCCTTTTGCTGCTGAAAAGAATGGACTTGCACAGTCAAATGTAATCTGAAACTTAGGGTTGTGATACTTTCTGATCGCTCGTTGAATGTCAGTAAACAGAACCGCATACTCTAAGATACTAGTACCCAAACAGTGAACTAAATCATGCTTACCTTCTTCCAACAAACCATCATGGATGATATGAACCAAACGCTTTAGCATCAAGTGAATGTCAATCTTGTTCTGACCACCAAATGCCCAACCATTAAAGTGAGTATTTGGATAGATGTTTGGATCACAATACTTTTTCATTTCTTGATACCAATCATCGCTTTGGGTATGTGTTAAGCCCTGAAGTACATTTAAGAACTTACACTCACCTGTACGATTGTTGATAAAGTATTCGTTGTTGATATGAGTAGCTGAAACAGCTTGTTCAATTGTAGAAATACCATGCTTGTCTAGCAAGTGCTTGTTTCTAAGAGTTTGAGTGGGAACGTCAAGACACATACCATAATCCATTAGAGAATCCATCCAGTTTAAAACTAGTTTTCTCTGCTTCATAGCCAACGGACAGTTAGGATCTTTCCAATCTGCCTTCCATTGCCCCTTCATGATCTGAAATCCACCTGAGTCGCCAAGCATAAAAGTTCCTCTTTCACGCTTGCGAATAATAGACTCGCTTGGATCATCTTTGGTAATGTCTAAGTTAGCATGTCCTGCTGAATACAAGCCCCATTTGTATGTGTACAGACCCTGCTTAGAATTCAAAAAGTTCAATGATTCAACATCGCCATTGAAGCCCTGAGGAATTCTTGCTTGATCAAAATAGTTTTCACCTTCTCTTTGCTTACCCAATCCTGAAATAAAGAATGAGCTAACAGCAGGTAAAAACAATGCCCAATCTGGGTTGTGTGAGTTAGAAAGGTTAATTTGTTCCATTATGATCTCTGATCAGTATTTCTACTATTTTTAGTTTTTCGTCTATATCTGCTTTTTGTTTGAGCAGATCAGCAATAGCGGGATTGTCTTTTAGTTTTTCTATTGCTGTTTCTTCTGCCATCTTCTTTCTAGCCCATTCTAATATAGCTCTAGTCTCATAACTCAAGTCTATTGAAGCATCATACTCAACCCCAACCCAAGAATAACCGTCATATACTTCAAAATGATCTATATGGTATCTAACCATTCCCGCAGAAGCAACAGACGTAGTTATATTAGTTTTAATCGGGTTACCGATTATAAGTCCTTGCCAATTTGAAGTTATATTTTTGATCACTTTGACTTAGCAGGAATGTTGTATTGATAAACAGCTAAACCAGAATCTACTTCAATCTGAGTAACACCCTGATTTGAAATTCTAACAGTCTTAGTACCAGGCAAGTCCATAATAGCAAGAAAAACGTCTACAGGCCATTCCCACTGCTTTGTTAGTGCGTTAGTTGCTACTTTGTCATGAAACACAAAGTTACCTGAGTGTGCTGAAGGAGATCCAAAAAACAGCTTTAGTTTATCGCCTTCTGTTTTTGCTGAGAAAGTAGTTTCTTCAGAGTTAGCCTGTGCTTGCTTTTTCAGCTTTAAAATGTTAGCCACAGAAGGTTCAAACTCTACGTTCCATGTTGGAGTAACTTTAAACGATACAGTTGCTACTTTGTTTTCTATCATTTCTTTTACCATCAAACGATAGTCGTTTACAAAGTCCTTAGACTCAGTTTCAAAGTGAATAGCTACTGGAGTAGTTACACCATCACGGTCTTCAGTTACAACAGAAATATCAGCTTTGTCGTCATAGATATCATCAAAACTAATAATAGTTTTAAGTTTGTTCATGTTAGGCATACCAAATGTGCCTGTCAAGCCATCTATAGTCTGAGAGAAAGTACCAGAAATAATTACTGAGTTGCCTTCACCAAGTGCGTATACATTTGTTGTTTTGTCATTACCAACTACCTTTACTAGCTCTACTTTACCAATACCATGAGTGTATTGGATTACATCTTTCAAAAAGTCTTTCATAAGTTTCCTCTGTTTAGTTTATTTAAACTATCTAAGTGTGTATAATATATGGATTTATTGGTATTGTCAACTGTTCGTTCAACCAAATACAAACAAGTCGTCAAAGTTTGTTTCCGTATTCGTGCTTTCTTTTAAGTTCCAGTTAAGAACACCTAACAAGTTTTCAATCTTTTTATCTACCAATGTGCTTTCCATAGTAGTATCATCAAAAGGCAATTCTTTAAACCATTTAGGCAATCTTAGTTCATCAACTGGATATGCGATTGAAGTAAGATTCAATGGATTAGACCTAAGCTTACATACAATTACTTTCATACCATCAAGAATAGTCATAGAGTAATTGTCTCCATATACTTTCTTTAAGTAGTTCCAGTTAATAGCTGCACGAACATGTCCGGGCATATTTGCTTTACCTGTTTTACTTCTAGATTCTAGCTCACCATAAAAAGTAAGCTTGTTTACTGACTTGGGCGAACCTTTAGTCCAACTGTCTTTGTTAGAAAGATCACGCTTAAAGTCTTTAATCAAGTCAATGATATCATCTTTAGTCTTGTTACTAAGAGTCATTACCAATACATCCATCAAGAATTTTTGAATGTATTTAGGAGTATCTGATCGTTTTAGATCAAGACCCATAGCTTTAATATCACCCATCTTGCCGTTAACATCTTTACGTTTACCTTCTTTATCGTAAACATTGATCGCGTATCGCTTTTTCTTGATAAACAAACCAGTGTCACCGATTAGTTCTCTACCACCTTTGATGATAGCACCTTTGTTTCTTGGACAGTGAAACGATTGTTCCATGAATCCTGGAAAGCTTTCGTTTACTTGATCAGAAATATTATCATAAAGTTGAACTACAAGTTCTTTATTCCAGTCCATCTTGCCTGCTATTACTTCTTCTTTAACGATGGGCCAAGCAGAGAAGTAAGCAGAGTCAGTATCACCATAAACGATAGCTTCGCCCATGTAGTCATACTTACCCGTTACTACTTCATTGATATAAGCACTCATATGCTTAACAATTTGTCTACCAGATAAAGTAACTGACTGACCCAATCGCTTGTCATAGAACCTACAATGTTCGTTTAACAGTGCACCATATGCTGAGTTAAGCAAAATCTTTCTTACTAGTTGTCGCTTATCCCAATACTCTTTGTCTGCTTGAGTAGTTGCTTCTTTAAGTTTCTTTTGTAGTTCTTTACGTTCTGAGTACCAACGAGATAATAGTCCTGGAATAACACCTTCGTGATCGTATCTAAAGATAGTGCCATTTGCTGACAAGATGTATGGATTATGTGAATCAAACACCATTTTCCATATTTCAGCAGCAGACATTTCTTGTGATCTACCATCTTCAAAGTCTACTGTTAACAAGGTTCCGCGTTCTTGATTCATGACTGAAGTATATTCTAATGAACCAAACAAGCCTTCCCACAAAAGAGAACTCATTTCTACATCATCATCTTCATCATAGTTACGCTTTTCTTTAGCCAACTCTAATGCTTTATTTTCAAGATAGTGTTGTGTATGCGATTGTCTTACTTGTCCAACAATAGTTTCTGGGGACATATTAAGAGCGCGAATTGTAGAAGGATACAGCGAGTTAATATCAATAGCTCCTACCCAATTATGTAATCCTTGTTTTGGATTAGCAACATAAGCACCAGCAGCAGCCATTTCATCTGAAGATGTACGCTTTTTATCAGGCACAATCATACCTCTAGCATGTGCTTCATTAAAGATAGCCATTTCAATCATTGCTACTGATCCCATTACTGTTGGAATCAATACAGTGTTTTCATGTGCTAGTGCATTAGCAAGATCCAAGAATTTTAGCTTGTTGTGAATCTTTACTACTAGCATTGTATCTTGACGGTTATATCTAATAAACTCTTTAAAGTCTTTATTGTACAACTGATCAAGTGTGCCTTCGTATGGAGTTTTTGTTTCTCCTACTTCCATTTCACCGATAGCGTCTAGTGAATAACTGTGTCTGGACTCATAGTTATACTTTTTGTATAGCTGCAAATAGTCCATGTGAATTCTACCTACTAAATCGTAAGTTTGTTCTTCTTTACCATAACGCTCATAAGTTCTTACTTTGGGCATTTGATTTAGCAAACAAAACTTTCTAGTATCATCTTTACTCATGATTCTAGTAACACGATTTACTAAGTATGGAATATCAAAACCTTCTGAGTTCCAACCAGTCAATACATCAGCGTCTTCAATGATACTGAAAAAAGTTTCAAACATTTCAATTTCACTGCGAAACAAAAATGTATTTGGAAACTCGCTTACCAATTCTTGTGCAGTTTCATCCGACATATGCTTGGGCGGAATAGCCAAACACACTAACTGATCTAACCAGTCTAAGTAAAGAGCAATTGCGGTTACTGGACTAAAAGGATCAGAAGTGGGAGCATAACCTTTTGTTGCGTCAAAGTCAACCTCAATATCAAAAAAGACTGTGTGTAATTTGGGAGGTTCAACGCCCAAGTAGTTGTCAGCTAAACATCTGAATACAGTGTTTACATCGCTTTCAAATAATTGCTTACCCGAATGTATGCGCTTTTCTTTTTCAAACTCTGACTTTTTTCTAGTTGAAAATCTAGTGATAGGATCGCCATAGATAGAACGATATTTACCTTTGGGATCACTGTAGTAAAAAACATAATTGGCAGGAAACTCCCTATAGCTTCGTTTGCCTTCGGGAGTTCTTTCTACTACGTGTATGCGATCATTTTTTGAATCATTGATTGCATCAACATACATGTTACTGTGTCCTTCCAACAGTCTCCAATACCGTATTGACTAACTCATGATCTTCGTTAGTTTGTGTTAAAGTTGATTTGTATGCAACCTTAAGAGCGCGTTTAAGTACAGAGGGTTTAATATCTAGTTCTTCCGCTACTGCTTTTATGGTATCCGTAAGACCGCCGTTCAATGTTTCAATTTCATTGAGTACGCTCAAACCTTCATTTATGGTTTGCGTTAGCTTAGTTTTTTCTGCTTGGTTAAATACTCTACCTGATGACATATGATCTCCTGTTTGTAGTTAAGTATATATTGTAGATTCTGTAGGTAAAAAATTTTCTTAGACTGTTAATATAATCTAAGTTTGTTAATTATACAATTAATTTGGTATTACTCAAAGATATGCGGGTTACGTTTTCCGTATATTTTTATAGCGGCTCCAGCAATCATATCCGCTTGTGCTTCAATAGGTGATCCGGGATAACTTGAATCGGGTTCTATCATATCAAGTTCGTGTTGTTTTACATGCACCAGTTCGTGAAAGGTCGTTCTTAAAAGGTCTACTAAGTTTCTATTCTTAGCATAAACCCAAATTTTTCCAGAACCAGGAACATGCCCACCTGTATGATGATTGCCCTGCGCTTCATCTGTGTCCATGCTTAGTTCAATTGCAGGTATCTGTGTAACGCCAAGTTTCTTGCACATCCATTCAACTGCTCTAGCTACTTCAGCAGCCTTGTTGTCGTCTATTTCTTCGTCCAAACTTTGTATTGCTTTGCTAGTTATTTTTCTGCGTTGGTGAGCACTTTTTACTAATTTATCAAGAACACTGTATCTATGCTTATCCAAAGTAGGTAACCCATATGCTGGGTCTTCTTGCATTTGATCAGATTCTATAATAAACTCTTTAGCTCTCATGATATACCTTATAGTTGCTCACTTTAGTTGTAGTAGCGAATTACAAGCTTGGCAGCAGCCGCCCACATAACCCCAACGGTCCTGAGGTTAATTAGTTGTAGTAAGTTGGGCCGCCACTTTTACTAGGCGCCATGTTATCGTAAGGTGATTTTGGTCTTGCTTGTCCTTTAAAGAACTTAACAATCTTATCAAACCCTTCTTTATTCTGACCACCAACATTCTGCATGGTTTCTTTATCAGCAGGCTTTACTGATTCATACTTTCGTAAGAACAAGTTGATATCTTCTACAGGTAGTTTAGCTTTTGTACCATCTTTGAAATTAATGGCATAATCACCATCAAAGTCTAAAGCTGATCGTAGCTGCATTACAATATGCTTTACTTTGTCTGAATCAGCATCTACAACTGGTTCATCATCATCATCAAAGTCGTCAAAGTCTTTTGCTTCATCAACAGCGGTATGTTCTTTGTCAGCTAGATATGCATCAATACCAGCAGTAGATTTTAGTCCCCATTTTTCAGCAGCTTTTTTAGCGGCTTCATAACTTGAACTAGCAGTACATTCATGCTTGCCTTTTTTAGCGTGTACGCAGATATAAGGACGTTCTGCGTTTTCTAAAATAATTTCTTGGATTTTCATAGGTTTGTTCCTTTGCTAATTTAGTATTTATGCTCTATCTGTTTTTAATATACTGTTCAGTTGCCACGACCATTTCTCATGTGCGTCTAATCGTGATGCTAAAAAGTCCATAATGCCCTGTTTATTTTCTTGTTCAGCGGTTGCGAAACATGTGTTTAATAATTCAATCAATTTCAAATTGTCTTGGTATAGTTCAGCTATCATTAATTGGGCACGGGGTATCTTTAGCTGATCTTCTATTATACACAGTTCATGTAGTCTTGTAAAGCTTCCGGGAGTATAACTACCCAAAGTTCGGACATATTCAGCGGTTTGGTCAATCGCGTTTTCTTGAATATCGTCATATATTTCCCCAAAAAACTTGTGATACTGAGGGAAGTCGGGCCCCTCAACATTCCAATGAAAGTTTTGGGCTTTGATAGCAAAACCATAACTGCTTGCTAATAATACTTTTAAATCGTCTGCTAACATTATTAATCCTCTATATCGTCTAAATCTATGAACTTGATTGGTTGTTTACTTTTAACTGCTGCTAATGCCCTATGATTTCCATCTATTATTTTATTATCAGCAATAACAATTACTTGATTGGATAAGTTGCTGTTCATGTAATCATTGACTACTTCTTGTTGTTCTGGTTCCATGATATCATATAACTCATCTATGTGTTCTATTCTGTACTGACCCTTTAATAATATTTCTAATTTGTAAGGTTGCATAGTTTGAATTTCGTGTTGAGTATTTAATTCACTATTAGTGACATAATTCCAAAAATTTTCATCACGATCAGGAAACTCATTCTGATAAATCTGATTCAATGATGTAGTATCTTCTTTGAGAATTATGAACTCACTAGCTCTCATTTCTTATCTCTAGTACTTTTAGTAGGTACATTCTTTGCCTTACCTGTTCTTTCAGGATTTGGGTCTTGTCTGCGCTTTCTGCTAGCTGCACTTGCGCGTCCTTTCTTACC